CGAGTGGATCGGCACGGCCGCCGAGGCCAGCGCCGAGGCGCAACGCCGCGCCGATGCATGGGAGAACGCCACCAACGGCATGTGCCTGCGCGTGGTGTACGAGAGTCGCGGACAAGTGAAGGCGAACGTTCCGCGTCAGCCTGAGCCGGCAGGCGATAGGCTGAACGCGGATGTTGGAACGGAGGGCAAATGACCACTAAGACATTCAGCGAGGCTGGCGTGACCAGAATCGTCACGCCGGACCCAAACACGCACGAGGGGGTCGTGCAACACGAGCGGTGGGGCGTCTCGGTGTACGTCCCGCGCTGGTGGGCCGGTAAACGCGTCCGCGTGACGCTTCTTGAGGGCAGGATCGAAGATCGTTCCAACAAGGTCATATAGGAAAAGCATATGTCACCTAATTATTGGAAACGGCGCAGGGCGAAGTTGTTAGAGAGAAGCAGAAAGGGAGTGTTGGCGCGGGAGAGAAAACGGTTGGCGGCGGTGCGTGAGGCGAGGGAGGTTGGGAAGGTGGTGTTTTTTGGTCCAATGTTTGGAGGGGTGCACACTTTGCGGTGTTTGGATGCGGGGAATGAAACCCGATTATGGATTGAGGTGGACAGGACGGCACACAGACCGCGGACGTGGAAAGGATTGATGAGGGTGATTTGCAAAAGGATTGTGAAATGACAAGAGAACGATTACCAGACACGCGGGCAAGTGTGACACATAAGGCGGTGATACGGTGGGGTGAGAAGCGGGTGAAGTTTTATATTACGGTGGGGCTGTATGAAGACGGAAGACGGAAGACGGAAGACGGAAGGATGGAAGACGGAAGGACGGAAGGGCGGAGGCCCGGGGAGGTATTTCTGACGTTTGACGAGGCGGGAAGTATGCTCGATGGCTGGGCGGATGCGTGGTCAACGGCTGTTTCGATTTGTTTGCAACATGGCGAGACGCTGGAAAACTTGGTGGCGAAGTTCGGGTATCAGCGGTTTGATCCGCAAGGCATGACGGAGAATGAGGACATGCCGTTTGTGAGCAGCGTGGTGGATTACGTGGTGCGGTGGATGGAGAGGGAGTTTAGGACAGACCGATCGGACGGATCAGACGGATCGAGGAAGGAGGAACATGAAGGGAATTGAGGGGCATGCGCGGATACCGGCGCCGGGGTGGTTGGACATCCAGGCGGAGGCGGGTGTATCGGGGACGACGCCGGAGGTGGCGGCGAATAAGCTGTTTCGGATGCGGGCGGCGGAGATTGAGGCGGAGTTGGCGGATCCGCTAAGGAATGGCTACGAGCCGCCGATATGGCATGTGTGCGACGCGTTGCTGGGGATTGGGTGGTGCTATGACCGCCATTTTCTCAAGAAATGCCGTCTGGCATTTCTTGAGGACGCCAGACGCCAGAGGCCAGACGCCGGGCAGGAACCGACTGACGGGGAAGTGTGGGAGTGGTTTTGTGAGAGGATGAGGAAATGTCTGGGTTATGACCGGCCGGTGAAGATGTTGCTGATCATGGGCGGGAACCGGGCGGCTAAGAGCGAATACGCGGCGAAGCGGTGTATGCAGATGATGGCCGAAAAGGAGAATGCGCGCGTGTATGCAATGCACATGAGCGATCCGCGCAGTGTGCGGGATCAGCAACCGCTATTCTGGAAATATATGCCGTCGGAATGGCAAGTGCAGACGGCCGGGCTGACGGCCTACATTAAATACAAGAAGAAGACGGGATTCAGTGAGAATTCTTTTATCACGCCCAACGGGAGCGAGGCGGCATTCCTGAACTACATGCAGAACAAGGACACCGCATTGCAGGGTATGGAGGCGGATCTGGTGGCACCGGACGAGTTGATACCGGCCGATTGGGTGGATGACATCATGCTACGGTTGGCGACGCGGGCCGGGCGCGGGATATTGACGTTCACGCCGATAAACGGCTACACGCCAACCGTGAAGATATTTGGGGATGGCGCGACGATTGTGAGGACAACGACAGCGTATTTGTGTCCGAGAGACGGTGGCGCGCCGGATGAGGCAAGGGCGTTGCATTTAAGCCAGGAGGAATACAGGGAGCTATGGAAGGCGGTGGATGGGCACCGGGCGGCGCTGGCGGCGCAATCCAAGCCAGAAGATGTTCTGGCTTGGATTACGGAAGACGGAAGACGGAAGACGGAAGGACGGAAGACGGAGCGGGTGTTTGATGAAGTGCCGAGGGTGATGCGGTGTGTGGATCCGAGGAAAGCGGTGGTGTTTTTTAATCCGAGCGACAATCCCTACGGAAATCCGAAGGAAGTCATGGCGGATTTGAGGAAGAAAAGCAAGGCGTATGTGCGTGAGCGATTTTATGGGCAGGCGGAGAAGACGATCAGCGTTTTGATTCCGAAGTTTAACAGGAAGATTCATGTAGTGAAGGCGAAGGACATCCCGGCTACAGGGACGAATTATTTTTTCATGGATCCGGCGAAGGATCGGAACAATTTTATGAGCTGGTTCAGGCGCAAAGGGCAGGATGTGTTTCTGTATCGGGAATGGCCGGGCAACTATGAGATACCGGGCGTGGGGATCCCGGGGCCCTGGGCAATACCAAGCGGCAAGAAGGACGGGATAAATGACGGGGCACCCGGGGAAGGGCAAAAGCCGGCATTCGGGTTTGGAAATTTAAGATACAAGTTCGAGATAGCGAGGCTGGAGCGGTGGGCAGACTGGCGGAAACACATGGAGCGTGGAGCGGGGAGCGTAGGGCGTGAAGCGTATCCGAAGGAGGAAGATTTGGCGTTATGGCGGGATGACATACCGGAAGGGGCGGACGAGATTATTACATCGAGGTTTATTGACAGTCGGGCGGCAAGCGAGCCGCGGATAGAGAAGGACCGTCCGGTGACATTACAGACGGCGTTTGACGACATTTTCTTGAATTTTTACTTGGCGCCGGGGGCGGACATAGCGGATGGAGTGAGTGCGATAAACTCAGCATTGGATTATGAGGAGACTGATCAGACTGATCGGACGGAGGGTCCGGATCGAAGATTTTTGAATCCGCCGCATTTTTTTGTGAGCGAGGAGTGTGTGAATTCGATTTATGCGTTGGAAAACTGGATGAATGCGGATGGGCAGGAAGGGGCGTGCAAGGACCCGATTGATTTGATCAGGTATTTTTTCATGGCCGAGTGCGAGGACGTGGGGCCGAACGATTATGCGGCGCGGGGCGGGGTTTCATACGGACGCCAGACGCCAGCCGCCGGAGGCCAGACAAGAGTGCGGAGAGGGCCGAGGAGGTTGCCCTGCTCTGCTCAATGAGCTACGCAGGGCGCAACCGGTGGGGGAAGGATGACGGAAGGACGGAAAACGGAAGGACGGAACCGATAAGACAAAGGAGGGAGGAAAACATGGGATTATTTGGATTACCGGAGACGGTGTTTTGTCGGCAGAAGGACATATTGCGGTGTTTGGGAATATCGCAGTGGGATTTGGACAAGGTAGTGGCGGCCGGGCTGGTGCATAGGGTGAAGTGGAGAAGGAAGCAACGCGGGCGGTATGTGACGAAAGAGATTATCAGGGTATTTACGAAGGGGGTGCCGAATGATGTTTTGGAAAAGGAATAGGGTGGTGCCGGTTAAGCCGACAATGGGCGCGCGGAAGATGGCGGAAGCCTTTGCGGTGGATCCCGAGACGCCGTTACTGGCGGCGATTCTGGCCTATCTGGCCGGGATGGAGGAGATTGAGCATGAACTGATCATGACAATGGAAATATCCGACAAGGAGCGGACATTCCGGGCCGGGTGCATGGCGGCATTGGCCGAAGCGCAGGAGCAGATTTTGAAGGAAGTGCAGAAGGCGAATGAGAGGAAGAGGGGGTAAAGCATATCGGACTGATCGGACGGATGACGCAAAGCAAAGGCAAAACAGAACGCGAGAGGGGGTGAGGAGAATGGCGAAAGGAAATTGGGGACGGGGTGGGCGCGGGGCGTGTGGAGGGCGGCGGAGGTTTGACGGGAGCGGGCGCGGGGTTGGGAACCGCGGGACGCGCAGGCAGCCGAAGAAGAAGTAACAGACTGATCATACGGATCGGACGGATCAAAGAAGACCGGGGAGAAATCCCCGGTCTTTTTGCGTTTACAGGGGTCTAATGAGGGGGATTTCAACGAGTAGGGTTAAGTT